CACACATTACGATTGGCAACCATCCTCACTGACGAATTCAGGGAAGGCGGTTATAGACGAGACCGTATTGAAAGATATTGGAACGGATATAGCTCTTCAATTTCTGACACTACTGGATCTGACGAAAAAGCTTGGGATGATATCAGAAGGCGTCAACGCATGGCAGAAGCTTGTTACGACGTCTAACAGAATTCACCACCATTGTTCAGTAGCAACAGCTACATTTAGATGTGCCCATAGATCTCCGAATCTGGCACAAGTGCCTAGTGATGAACGATTTAGAAGACTTTTCACTGCCTCGCCTAATCTCTGCATGGTCGGGAGTGATCTTGCTGGGGTTGAACTTCGTATGCTTGCCCATTATCTTGCACGATGGGATGGAGGTAGGTACGCAGAAGTGTTATTGCATGGCGACATACACCAAGAAAATGCTAACAAGATTGGCGTTTCCCGAAAACTGGTCAAGACAATTTCCTACGCATTCTTGTATGGAGCTGGAGACCAAAAACTAGGTATATCTTATGATAAACAATTATCCCCAGAAAAAGCTAAGAAGAAAGGCAAAGAGATCCGTAAGGCTTATATTGATGCCATCCCTGGCCTTGAAAAACTCTTGGAAGGAGTACACAAAGCTAGTGAGAAAGGTTTTGTCCGAGGTATAGATAAAAGAAAGATATTAGTAGACTCTAAACACAAATCACTAAACTATTTAATCCAAGGATCGTCAGCAATTTTGGCGAAGCGTTGGATGTTAACCACCAATGAACATATCAAAGAGATGGATCTATGCTGTAGTCAGCTCGCTTTTGTTCACGACGAGTTACAGTTTGAATGTAAACCAGAACATGTTGATGACCTCGAATCTCTTCTTGTTCTTTCCGCTGCTGAAGCTGGAGAGTACTACAAATTACGAATCCCAATAGCAGCTGAGTCCAGTAGTGGTCTCACTTGGGCAGACACCCACTAATGTATGAAATTATTAATTGATGCCGACTTTATCGTTTATAAGGCATGTGCTGCAGCAGAATCTGAAGTTGATTTTGGCGATGATGTTATTCTCGTTACCAGTAACTTTGACGATGCATACGGTGCTACAAAACGAGAACTTACCAAGATCTCAAACAAATTTGGGGAATTCTCCAATATAATACTATTCTTTTCAGATAGTAAAAACTTTAGAAAACAAATTGAAAAGTCCTATAAAGGACACAGGAACCGTAAGAAACCTTGCGGATATAAACGTGTTATTAATGCGTTAAAGGAAGAGTATAAGGTAATCATCAAACCTACTCTTGAAGCAGATGATGCCATGGGCATTTATAGTACAAAATTTCCTGGTAATTGTATTGTATCTCCTGATAAAGATATGAAACAAATCCCTGGGAAACTATATAACTTTGATGAAGTATTCACAGTCAGTAAAGAAGATGGTGCTAAATGGCATCTAATTCAAGCTTTAGCTGGAGATCAAACTGATGGATACGGTGGAGTACCTGGAATTGGCGTAAAACGAGCTACTTCTTTATTTGAAGAGCACGGTTATAGTTGGAAAACTGTATTAAAAGCGTTCAATGACAAAAATTTAACTGAAGAAGAAGCTCTAGTTAATGCTAGACTTTCTCGTATACTAACTTCTGATGACTATGACTTCAAAAGAAAAGAACCGATCCTCTGGACCCCCACCCCCGATTACAAAGTTAACGACTGAACAAGAGTTTAAAATGAGGCAGCTAGAAATAGCATTACCTAAAGATGAAACAAGAAAAGAAGATATAATAACAATTTTCCTAGCTTTACAAAAACAGAACTTTGTATTAGCTAATTCCATCACAAATTTATTAGCAAAATGGCCAAAGGACCAGCGTATTACCAACGAGGTACTACCGATGTTTGGGATTTTATTAGAGAACAAGGACTCAACTTCCATTTAGGAAATGCTATCAAGTATATCTGCAGGGCAGGTTATAAGGATAGCAAGATACAAGATTTAGAAAAAGCTATTCACTACCTAGAAAACGAACTCACCAATGAAAAAAACCTTTATTTCAGAGCAAGCCAAGGAATTTCGTACCAAGTACAACCTAAAATCGTCGAGGTCGAAAGACAAGCGTTCTTATCAGAAGACTCTGATCGTAGAGGAATTTAAAGAATTCTTAGAAGCTGAAGGTATGCTATTTAGAAAAAATTCTACTATAGAAGCTGAAGCTTTAAAAGAATTAGCTGATCTAATTTATGTATGCTATCAATACGCTGAAAATATGGGTTGGTTATTAGATGAAGCTTTAGACAGAGTACATTTAAGTAATATGTCAAAGTTAGATGATGAAGGTAAACCAGTATATAGAGAAGACGGCAAGGTTCTAAAAGGACCAAATTATCAACCACCAACTTTAACAGATTTAATTTGAAATGACCGCAGAACTTATCTCCCGCACTGGTCGGGTCCAGTCATGGCTGGATAACCCAGAATCAAGACTTCCAGTGAGTTGCACTGTATTTGTCGTTGAAGACTCTATGGAGGGTCCAGAGGGCATTGAGGCTAGCTGGAGATTCGCTTCTCATGCACTCAGACATGGGGCAGGGTGTGCAATACACCTATCTAATTTACGTCCAAGAGGACACGAGAATGGAAAAGGCTTAACAGCTAGTGGTCCAGTCTCATTTGCAAAAATCTATTCTACATTAAATGAAACACTTAGAAGAGGTGGCGTCTACAAGAATGGGGCTATTGTGGCTCACATGGATATTGACCATCCCGATGTTATTGAGTTCGTGCAAGCTCCTAGATCTGAACTCCCTTGGATCAAAAGGTGCATCGACCTTGATGGAAAACTCTGGAATCAAACAGATGCCAAAACTAAAGACGCCATCCTCCATGGGATCAAGTCAGGAGACATTTGGCTTAACAAAATAAAATACGATAACAATGGAAAACGCATCTACGGGAACGTGTGTCTTGAGGTTTACTTGCCCTCACGAGGAACATGCTTGTTACAGCATGTCAATCTCTCTGCCTGTACAATCGATGACATCGCAACGGGTTTCACTGAAGGTATGCTCGAGTTGTGCGAGCTCCATAGTAGGACAGGTGTCGGAGCAACTGGAGAATATTTGCCAAGTGATATCGACAGGCAAGTCGGTTTAGGTATGCTTGGTCTAGCTAATCTACTAAGAAAATATAAGGTAACTTATAAGGAATTCGGTGTAGCATTAGCTAAAAGAATAAATGGTGGTATACCTGAGACAGTAGCTGATGTTATTGCACAGCAATTAGAAAAAGGTATAGAATTATCTGCTGAAATAGCACGTGAACATAACATGGTAAGAGCTTTTGCTATAGCTCCTACTGCCTCGTGCTCATATAGAAGCAAGGACTTAGATGGATTTACATCTACTCCTGAAATAGCACCTCCTATAGGTCGTTCTGTTGATAGAGACAGTGGTACCTTTGGAGTAGAACATTTTGATTATGGTGATGTAGAGATCGCCAGTGAGGTCGGTTGGGACGCATATAGAAGCGTTGCTGACGGCATCATGATATTATTAAATAACACGGGACTTCTTCATGGCTACAGCTTTAACTCTTGGAGTGATGTTGTAGAATACGACAGAGAATTCGTTGAAGAGTGGTTACTTTCACCTCAAACCTCCCTTTACTACAGCCTTCAGGTGATGGGAAACGTACAAGATAAAACTAGTGCATACGCTGCTTTAGAAGAAGACGACGTTAACGATTACTTGCAGGACATTTTACAAAAAGATGAATTAACCTGCGATTGTCAAGAATGATGAAAGACCCTTATGTTAAATTACTCAATAGAAAGAGAACTTGGACACCAGTCCAAACCACAGCTGGTAAGCTTAAAGATGGAGCCGAAGAAGCCATCTACCGTGCTCTTGCAATACGGCATATGGAGCTACCAGTTGGCGAATTCGTTACAGAAGCACTTGAAAAGGGTGTTCCCGACTCTGCACGAGTACTTCTAGAATCCAATGTTAAAGATGAAATTAAACACGATCAAGCCCTTGGTTACATAACAAATGCCTTGGGTGTTGATTCACAGTCAGAATATGAGGCTCTTAAGCTGAGAGATGCTTGGGAATCTCATCCTGACCATACAATATTAAAAGCTTTGGTAGCAGAACGTGCAATCTTCTTTGTTATCCTACCTTTTTTTAGGTTCTGTGGTGATGCTGGTCTTAGGACGACCTCGGCAGATATCTCCAGAGACGAGCAAATACATGTTGCCTGTAATTCTCTCGTATGTGCTGATATGGATCTACGGTGGAGTAATTCTCTGGACAAACTTAGGAAAGCCACAATTAATTGGATATTCCAACCTCTAGGTACAAATACCTACGACAAATATTTGGACAAAAAATTCTGGCTCGATGCTAGTGATCGGTTAATGTATGAGGGTAAAGCCCCAGAGTTTTCTGACACACAACGAGCTAGAATGCCCGCCTTTTTTGAACATGCAGCAACAAATCTCCCTAGCTACGCTTAAGCTACACAATGAGCGATTGGATGAACTAATTCGTAGACTTGAATCTCATTTCAGTTGGCAACCAGTTCACCCTAAAGAATCAATCGAATCAATTATGTATAGATCTGGTCAAGCCAGTGTCATTGAATATATTAAATCTATTATGGAGGAAGAAATCTAATGTGCTTCGGAGGAAGATCCCCTAGTCCACCACCACCACCACCTTTGGCACCGCCACCACCACCACCAGCACCACCAGCACCACCTTTACCTCAAGATGAGCCTCTAGTCACTGACGTAAACCCTCAAGTCAGAAGAGCTAAAAGTAAAAAAGCTAAAGGTGCAGATGCAAGAGGTGGTACAAGTGCTTTAAGAATTGATCTTAAACCAGATATAAATACAGGTACAGCAGGTCCAGCTGGAGGTCTTAATAAATGAACGCACGTGAGAGATATGACTTTTTAACTAAGGATCGTTCTCAATTCTTGGACACCGCAGTTGAATGTTCTAAACTCACGTTACCTTATTTAATCTCAGACGATTTAACTACAAAACCTAACCATAGAAAACTCAAAACACCTTGGCAGTCAGTCGGGTCTAAAGCAGTGGTCACGTTAGCAGCAAAACTAATGTTGGCCCTGCTACCTCCACAAACTACATTCTTTAAACTACAAGTTAGAGATGATAAGTTAGGAGAAGAGATACCACCAGAGATCCGTAGTGAACTAGACTTATCCTTCTCCAAGATGGAAAGAATGGTGATGGATTACATCGCAGCTTCTAGTGACAGAGTTGTTATACATCAAGCATTAAAACATCTCATTGTAGGTGGTAATGCTTTGATATTTATGGGTAAAGATGGGTTAAAGAATTTCCCATTGAATCGTTACGTCGTCAACAGAGATGGAAACGGTAACGTTTTAGAAATATATACAAAGGAATTAATTAGTCGAAAGGTGTTAGGTATAGAGCTGCCCAACCCTAAACCAAATCGCCCAGGCGAAGATGGAATGACAAGCTCTAATGGAGAAGACGTAGAAGTGTACACTTGCGTTAAGATGGACTCCAAAAGTGGACGTTGGGTATGGCATCAGGAAGCTGATGATATGGTACTTCCTAATAGCCGTAGTACAGCACCAAAGAACGCTAGTCCATGGTTAGTTCTCCGATTCAACACCGTAGATGGTGAAGATTATGGTAGAGGAAGAGTCGAAGAGTTCATTGGTGATTTGAAGTCACTTGAAGGACTGTCTCAGGCACTAGTAGAAGGCTCTGCAGCGGCTGCTAAAGTAGTCTTCCTTGTATCTCCATCCTCAACTACAAAACCAAAGACTCTAGCCGAAGCTGGCAACGGTGCAATCATCCAAGGTAGACCTGACGATGTTGCTGTTGTACAGGTTGGTAAGACAGCAGACTTTGCTACTGCTGCAAATCTTGCTCAAACATTAGAGCGTAGAATAGCAGAAGCCTTTATGCAACTGAACATCAGACAGTCTGAAAGGACTACTGCAGAAGAAGTAAGGCTTACACAATTAGAATTGGAACAGCAATTGGGTGGTATATTCTCACTGTTAACAGTTGAGTTTCTTGTACCATACTTAAATAGAACTCTCTTGATACTACAACGTAACAAAGAAATACCAGCTATACCTAAAGACTTAGTACGTCCTCAAATAGTAGCTGGAGTTAATGCGTTAGGTCGTGGTCAAGATAGAGAAAGCTTAACAGCATTCATCACTACCATTGCACAAACATTAGGACCAGAGGCATTGATGCAATTCATCAATCCTTCAGAAGCAATCAAACGATTAGCAGCTGCACAAGGTATAGATGTATTGAACTTAGTCAAGACTGAGCAACAGATGCAGGAAGAGATGATGCAAGAGCAACAATTGGCAGCACAACAATCTTTAATAGATCAAGCTGGTCAAATGGCTGGTGCTCCATTAGCTGACCCATCTAAGAATCCACAATTAATGCCTCAAGAAGGCGAACCACCTACTGAATAATTATGGCAGAAACATTAACATATCAAAACGATACAGATACTGTTACTACAGAAGATAACCTCACCGCTGAAGAACAAGAGTCTCTGAAGGTTGGTGAAGAGTTAGCTGAACAAGAGAGTCAGCTACTTGCAGGTAAATATAAAGATGCTGAAGAACTAGAACGAGCTTATGTCGAACTTCAAAAAAAACTTGGAGACAAAGGTACTGAAGATAGCGAAGAAGTTGGGGACACCAAATCTTCTGACAGTGAAACAGACCAAGAGGAAGAGGAAAAAACTGAAGAAAATTCTGAAGCAGTTACCTTAATCAATGAAGCTGCAGCTGAATATTGGGATAATGAACAATCGTTATCAGAAGAAACTATAGGTAAGTTAAGTGGTATGGATAGTAAGGAGTTACTTTCTGCTTATCTTGAAGTACAAAAGAATGCTGAAGCACCACAAGAAACTGAAGTACCTGACTTAAATGAATCTGAAGTTAATTCTGTAAGGAATTCTGTAGGAGGAGAAGCTGAGTATAATAAGATTGTTTCTTGGGCAAGTGATAATTTATCTCCAGAAGATATACAATCTTTTGATGCTCTTGTTTCTACAGGAAATGTAGGTGCTATTAAATTAGCAGTCAGTGGATTGAAAGCTCAGTATGAAAATACTAATGGCTATGAAGGTACTATGGTATCTGGTAAAGCACCGAGAAGCGGTGAAGTATTTAGAAGTCAAGCTGAATTAGTTAGAGCTATGAATGATCCTAGATATGATAACGATCCTGCCTACAGACAAGATGTTATAGAAAAATTAGATAGATCTAAGAATTTAGAATTCTAAAATTATGTCAATGTATTATAATCCAAAGGTTGCACATGCTAGAGCTGGTACATCAGTAAAGTATTATGTTAAAACCTCTGGAGACAAATGGTTTCACACACCATACTCAAATCAATCATCAGTAAGTCCTGATGGAGTTGAAGCGGTAGCAAGCTAAAGTGTATGGCGACCTGACAGTTCATCATCGCCGTTCACCTAGCTTCAATTTCAATGACCACAATTACTGAATACGGTAAACAGAATATGTTTGCCAATGAAACACCACCTAGAATTATGAACAACAACGAAGAAAACTTCATTATGGAGCAAGCTGAAAGAACTAATGGTCAACTAGCCATGGTTGGTTTCGTTGCTGCTATTGGAGCATACATAACTACTGGGCAAATCATCCCAGGTATTTTTTAACCTTATATAAATGACTACAGCCACACTAACAAAACCATTTGACAACTGGCAGCGTTTCTGTGACTGGACTACGAGTACTAACAACCGAATCTATGTCGGTTGGTTTGGTGTACTCATGATCCCTGCACTATTAACCGCTGCAACAGCATTTATCATAGCTTTCATAGCTGCGCCTCCAGTTGATATCGATGGAATTCGAGAACCTGTATCTGGATCACTACTCTATGGAAACAACATCATCTCGGGTGCCATTGTCCCGTCAAGCAATGCAATCGGTCTTCACTTCTACCCAATCTGGGAAGCTGCAACCCTCGACGAGC